TTATCTTCTCCGATAGTTCGGCTAAATTTCTATAACCAACAACAATCTCAACTTGTCTACCATTAACTTGAATTTTTCTACACACAGCATATCGTGTTCTAAAAGAATAATAAGAACTTTGATCTAACAACCAAGGATCTAAAAATTGACATTGAGAAAATAAATCTAAAGGTGATTTTGTTACTGGTGAACCTGTAAGTATGCGTCTGTATTTAGAATACTTTTTTAAACCTAAAATATTTTTAGTTCTTTTAGCTGCAGGATTTTTTATTGTAGTAGATTCATCAACTCCTATCAAAGCCTTATGGCTTATCAAAAATTTTAAAGCGAATTGTAAACCTTTCTTTGTAGAGAATGCTTCAACATTCATAAGTAAAATATGAAGTCTTGCACCTGTTTCAAACATAGGTTTAAGGTCTTTTGCATTAGGATCAGTGCGCCACAGACCAACTCTTTTCTCTATGTAGTCAGGCATGTGTTGTGGTATTTCTTGATCAACCCAGTTCTTATAAACACCTTTAGGTGCAATAATTAAAGCTCCATCAATCTTGCCGTTGTTATATAACACCGCAATATTATCAATGAGTACCTTAGATTTACCAGTCCCCATTTCCATAAAGTATGCAAAAACCTCTTTATCCCAAGACATTTCTAGAGCCTTCTCTTGATGAGCAAAAGGCTTGCTTTTATATTTATAATGCATATTATGTTTCTACTTTCTATTGGAAGCATATATATTATATGTTATAAAATGTCAAGAAGGATATATTATTAATGCAACTCACAAGTCAGACCAAAACTGACAACAAACCTATTGTCTATGTAATTCAAGATATTCCGGGTTCGAAAATAGGTGCGCCTAAAATAAATATTATTGGGGCCACACAGTTTGGTAGATTAAAAGTATTACTACCTGAAAATTCACAAATCATATTAAGTCCAAATTATGTCGTGACCACACTTCGGACAGCTTTGAAAGATTATACAATAAGAGATTATTTACTACTTACAGGGGATCCTGCCATAATTGGAGTAGCCTGTTCTCTAGTATCTGATATAACAAATGGTAAATACAACCTATTAAAATGGGACAAACAGGAAAGGAAATATTATCCAGTAGAAATAAATTTAAAAGGGAGTTGACATTAATATAAAAACCTATATATAGAAAGAAAAGAAAGTTATGACAAAAATAGATTTTGAAAACGATAGAATACAATCGGTAGAACAAATAGATTCCGCTAAGAGATTGTCAGATAAAATTTTAGAACTTAAAGATTTAGAAGATGAAGTTTCAAACGCTGAAACATCTTTAAAAAAATTAAAAGCAAAAGCAAACGTCATGTCGCATACGGAAATTCCTGCGATGATGGATGAAATGCAAATTACAAAATTAAAGCTGAAAGATGGTGAGTCCGTAGAAGTTAAAAAAATATACGGCGCATTTATTCCTAAAGATCAACAGGAAGCAGCTTTTAACTGGCTTCGTAGTAATGGCCTAGGTGATATTATCAAAAATGATATTACTGTTACCTTTGGTAAAGGCGAAGATAACAAGGCAGCATCATATGCTGAACTTGCAAAGGGTCAAGGATTTGAACCGGTCCAAAAGATTGGGGTGAATCCTATGACTCTCAAAGCATTGGTCAGGGAACGATTACAATCTGGACAAGATGTTCCGGCTGACCTTTTTAAACCGTTTGAAGGTAACCAAACGAAAATAACAAGACGATAAAAGGAGAAACGCGAAATGAGTAACGAGAAACAAGTAGCAACAAGAAAGGAAGCTGGCCTTCCATCTGCGTCATTATTTGAAGCAGATGCACAGCTAGGTTTTGAGAACGTGAAGACAGATAGTCTGGCTCCACCAATCTTAAAACTTTTACAAAACGGATCAGCGGAAGCACAAAAACGTAATCAAAATTACGTAGAAGGTGCTGAACCTGGTATGTTTTTAAATACTGTTACGAAACAGTTATATAATGGCGACAAAGGAATACAGGTTATTCCTTGTTATTATAGACTAGAGTACCAAGAATGGGCAGATTATGGAACAGGTTCTGGAAGACCTGAGCAAATCTATCCAGATTCTTCAGATATTCTAGATAAAACATCCAAAGGATCAGATGGCAAAGATAGAATAGAGAATGGGAACTACATATTAACTGTAGGTCAACATTTTGTAATTATCTTAGGACCACATGGTTCAGAAACTGCAATGATATCTATGAGTTCATCTCAAGGTAAAATTAGCAGAAAATGGAACTCCATGATGAAGTCTATTAGTTTAGACGGCAAGGATGGTCCATACACCCCACCGGCGTTTAGTCATATTTATAAATTATCTTCTGTATTAAATACAGGTAAAGGTAATCAATGGTATGGTTATGCGGTTGAAAAAGTTGGACAATTAGAAGACGCGAAGATGTATGAACGAGCTAAGAAGTTCTACACTAGCTTCGCTAAAAGAGGCTAATATTTCTTTTGGGCGCCAGAGATGGCGCCCAAGTTATAGGTGGACATGACAGAACTAGAATTAGATAAATTTATAGATATATTTTCGGGCTCATTTAGCGCCTATGGTCAAACTAGAAAAACACAAGAGTTTGATGACAGGGGTAAGCACAAAACTAAATCTTTCATAATTAAAAAGATTCCAAGCACACAAATGTTCCGAGAACATTTGGAAGGAAAAGATCCTGCTCTTGGTATTATTCCAATTAATGAAGATAATAAATGTAGATGGGCGTGTATTGATATTGATTTATATACAGGCTTTGATCACAAAGCACTTATTAAAAAAATTAAAGAAAACAAATTTCCATTAACTGTATGCAGGTCAAAGTCTGGAGGAGCACATGTCTTTTTATTTACAAGTGAATTTACACCAGCAGTTTTATTAAGAACTAAACTAAAAGAAATGGCTGCAATCTTAGGTTATGCTAGCGCAGAAATATTTCCAAAACAAAATAAAGTTGATATGCAAAAAGGAGGAACAGGTAGTTTCTTAAATCTTCCTTACCATAATGCTAAGATGACAATACGTTATGGTATTAAAGAAGATGGGTCAGCGATGTCTTTGCAAGAATTTTTTGACGAATATGACAAAGTAAAACTATCCGCGATTCAATTAGCAAATTTAAAATTAAAAGAAGATAAAACGGTTGACGACTTATTAAAAGGTGCGCCACCTTGTTTAATTGCATTAGCAGAACAAGGTATACCGAACGGTCAAAGAAACAACGCTATGTATAATTTTGGCGTTTATGTAAAGAAAAGATTTCCTGGGTCATGGTCATTAGAAATATTTAAATATAATGATACATACTGTAAACCACCATTAGATAAAAAAGAAATAGACACAATAATTAAATCTATCGACGGAAAAGACTATCAATATAAATGTAAGGATGAACCTATTGCTTCATTTTGTAATTCTAAAAAATGTGTACTTCAAGAGTTTGGTATTGGTGATGATGAAGTTCCAGGAGTAACAGAAATAAAAGAGATACAAAAATATGATTCAGATCCACCTTTATATTATGTGACTATTAATGATGAACAAGTTGAAGTTGACTCATCAGAATTACATGAACCAGATAAATTTTCTTTAAAATGTTTAGAACAAATTGATCAAGCGATGCCCCCAGTGGGCAAACTAATTTGGAGAAAGGCAATAAACAAACTACTTAAAGATACCATTCCTATTGAAGCCCCACAGTCTACAAAAATTGATACCCAACTAACAGAATTATTAGGTGATTATATAAATAAAATACCAGGTAAAGATTGGAAGGATATACTACGAGGTCTATCATATACAGAAAATGGAGTCAGTTATTTTAAATTTAAAGATTTTTGGAAGTATATAATTAGATCAAAATCATGGCCTGATAAACAATATCCAAAACAAAAAACAGCAAGACTCTTAGAAACATTATTTGAAGCAGAAGAGATACCGGGGAAGATAAATAATAAGAGTGTAAGATACATGGCTCTTAAAACAGTTAAGTTAGATAAGCCTAACACACGAAAAGATAAAATGAAGGAGCCCCCGTTTGCATAGGATTATTATACCGGGTCCTCCCGGTACAGGTAAAACACATAGATTGATGTATTACCTGGATCAAGAATTAAAAAAAACCGAAGCTGATAAGATTGCATATCTTGCTTTTAGTAATGCTGCAGTAGAAGAAGCAGATAGAAGAATTAATAATGATAATGTGTATGTAAGTACAATGCATTCTATGGGTACTCACGAACTTGGAATTACTACAAAGACACAATTATTAAAGAACGAGAAATGGAAAGGTTTTAAAAACTTTTCTAAGATATGTGCAAACCTATCTTTTGAATCACGTATAAACGAAAACGGTTATGTAGAACATACAAATCCACATATGAAAATTATTGAATATGCGAGAAATAAAAAAATATCTTTAGACGAAGCAGCCATACAATTAGAATTACATTACACAGTAGACATCTGGTTAACAGAACAAATACACGAAGATTTAAAAACTTATAAAGCTCGTACCGAGATGATTGAATACTCTGATATGATTTCAAAGTTTGTCGAGGAAGATAAATGTCCACCACTTCATGCCGTCTTCCTCGATGAAGCACAAGACCTAAGTCCTCTGCAATGGGATATGTTTTATTACATTGAGGCTAAATGCACTCGATCTTATATTGCAGGGGATGACGACCAAACCATTTACACATTTCAAGGCGCTGAACCAAAAGAGTTTATAAATTTAAAAGGAGAGAAAGATCCACAAATACAATCAAGAAGAGTTCCAAGAAAGATACATGCATTAGCTGAATCTATTTTTCCACATATGACAGAACGTTTGGACAAAGAATGGAAACCAAGAGATGCTGAAGGTCAGGTTTTTGAAGATGTAATAGTTCAAGATTTAGATTTTACTAAAGGCAACTGGATGATTCTAACTAGAACAAACAAAATGTTAGAACCTTTACGTGAGCATATGTATAGAATTAATCAAAGGTTTGAAGCTAAACATCAAGAGATTTTACCTAAAAGAATGCTTAATGCATATAGAGTTTGGATAAGATTAAACCAAGAGGCTTTTGTAAATAAAGAAGATGTAAAAGATTTATGGGACTATTTAACTGTGAAACATGGACATTTAACTAGAGGTTATGCTGGTGGAAATACTTTAGAAAAAATAACTTCAATAGATTTAGAAGGACTAAAAGCTGAACACGGGTTGCTAGCGGCGGGGAGCTGGGAGCTTTTAAATTTTCCGGAAGAGAGTAAACAATATATAAAATCATTATTAGAATCAGGTGATGACTTAATGAAACCTGCAAGAATAAAATTATCTACAATACATGGTGTGAAAGGAGAAGAATGTGACAACGTTGTTTTACATACTGATCTTGAAAGAGTTATATACGAATCAGCGCAAAGAAATGCTGATCCCGAACATCGTTTATTTTTTGTGGGAATTACTAGAGCCAAAGAAAATTTGTATCTAGTCCAACCAACCTATGACTATCAATATAATATAGGAGCACCGATCGTATGAAAAAGAAAAGTGCATATGATCGCCAGGTCGGAGGATCACATTATCAAAATTTTTCTATACAGCCAAGTAAATTTGTAATTGAGAACAGATTGCTTTTTCCTGAAGGCTCGGCTATAAAGTATATCTGTCGGCATTCATATAAAGGAGGAAAGGAAGATTTACTAAAAGCTATACATTTTATTGAAATGATTATTGAGAGAGATTACAAAAAATGAGTATACCGTATGTAGATTATAATCAATTTTATCCTAAAAACATTCCCGAATGTGAGGAAACCTGGGGGCCTAAAGAATTAAAATTAATTAGTAAGTTAAATAAACTTGTTACAGGTAGAGTTGAAGGAAACTATTGTTATACACATGAGACACTTCTTGAAGAAAAAACTGAACCTGTAAAAGAAAGATCTTGGAAAAGACAATATTTAAGAGAAGCTGTAGCAGGATGTAAACAAGGTTTAGAAATAGGATTTAATGCAGGACATAGCTCAGCTATTATTTTAATGGCTAATAAACACATGACTTTAAACTCAATTGATATATGTAGATACAAATACACTCTTACCACAGCTAAATTTATGCATAAGTATTGGAAAGGTAGATTTGGTTTTTATGCTGGATCTAGTCAAGCCATAATCAAAAAATATAATTTTCCAGATTTAGATTTTATTCATGTTGATGGTGGTCATGGTATTGCAGATTTTTATTTTGATATTGATTTTTGTGAAAGAAGTTTAAAGCCAGGTGGAAAACTAGTAGTAGATGACGCTTATCTACCTGTCTACATGGGATATATTGGTTATAAAATACAACAAAAAGTATTTGCTATACCAAAAGATATAAGAAAATCTTCCGGAGAAAATTTATTGCTAATAAAATTATGATGTTCGAAGCACAAAAAGAATGGAATTGCCCAGA